CAAATTGTTTATTTGTTCAACCAAGTTAAGGTATTTGACTCTAACCTCACTTGCTTTTGGAATTTTGTAATAATTTGTGCTCATACCTTACTATTATTTAGTTACTAATGCTTCTACTTTACTTCTCATATGGTCAGCCAACGACATTTCAAATGTTGATGTAACAATAACTGAATCCACCAAATATTTGAATGGAACGTGAATTAAGAAATCACTCCCGTTGAAGAAAGTTAAATCGTTTTTTAATTCAAGACAACCCTGAACCATCTTCAAGAATAACTTGAATTGGATTGCATCCACGAATGTTTCATTTAACAGTTTCCCGAACTTCTCGTTCTCAATTTTGATTATGTAATTTGATGTAGTCATATCTATATGTTTTGTGAGTACAAAGATAATACTATTTTTTTATATAAACAAAAAAAACCTCAACAAATTTTACTCTGTTAAGGTTTTTATAAAGTCCAACCATAAGAAAGGGGTTGTTGGCTTGTGAGATTATAAATATACAATAAAATTACAAAAGTCAATCTTTCTTTAAGATTCTTGTAATTAAACGACATAGTTGGTCATTTTCGTCCTCAAATGGTAGGTTGTTAATATTGAAGTATGAGCACTCAGAGTGTTCGTCACCATCGATTGCGTTTTCTAAATCCGGATTAATCTTCTCATCAGTTTCCATTAAAAATACATACATCAATCCTCTAACCTCCGAACCATCACGATTATATCTTTTTACAAACCCAACTAATTTTAAGTCATTCTCTAATGTATAATTTGTTTCTTCTTCAAATTCTCTTTTAACACCATCCATTGGATGTTCATCTTTTTCTAAATGACCACAAGGGACACTCCATTGACCCGGTAGAGAATCGTTAGCGTTTCTTTTACATAATAACACCTCATCACCACATTTAACAATTACTCCGGAATATCGTTTTACTTCTTTCATTTTATATTTTTTTGTGTATTTATAAGTATATGGAATTAATTATAAACAAAAATAAATTTAAAGTCAAAACTGTCATCTCATCCAAAGACACTAGTCAAGGAATGATGAACAAAAAATTTGACAATACCTTTAATGGTATGTTATTTATTATGTCCGAAGGACAACATTGTTTTTGGATGAAAAATTGTATAATACCATTAGACATCATTATGATAGAAAATGACATTATAACAAAAATTCACCACAACTGTCCCCCTTGTAAAACCAAAGATTGTAGAAACTATTGTGGTGAAGGTGATATGATACTTGAACTTCAGGGTGGTACCTGTAAAGAATTAGGTATTAAATCCGGCGATAAAGTTATTCACTACGATTGATTTATCTTCTCCTGTAATAATTTTACAAACTCATTCTGAATCATTTTAGTAAACTTAACAGAAGGTGAATCTTCCGCCTCATTATATCTACTACTACCTTTTGGTGGACGAGTACTTCTACCCATAAAGTTTAATCCTGATATATTTGTAATACATTTGTGTCCTCCACTATTTGCCTGAATAAAATCCCACGCATTTACATTAATATCATCTAACATTTTTCTATGTTCTTCAGGTAATTCAGAAAAAGGTCTCTCCATCATCTCACCAATGTGGATTAACTTATCCTTACCATTTTCCATATTTTTAAATTCTTTACCATACAAAGCAACAAAATCTTTGAATGTAAATCCTGTTGATTCCGAATTAAAATCTTTTGATGATTCTGAAACCCATTTAATTGTTGATAATGGTATTTCTCTTTGTTTTAATTGATCTTCCCATTTTGACAATACTTCTTGAGCAATCTCACCTAAGTTCACACCTTTTAATTGACGTTCACCTTTGAATGGATTACAAGACGCTTGTACTAAACCTAACGGCCAAGCAATAACAATGAAGTCAGCTTCAGGATTGTTTTTAAATGGTGTGTATCTATCGTAAGAACCTGGCTTAAACATTGAACCTCCACCGTATTGAACAATAACATTACCCAACACTTTAACATTAGGGTTGGTTTGCATTGACTTTACATACTCATCTTTATTCATTTCAAGTTGTTCCGGTTTAGCATAACCCTTTTCAACCATTATTCGTTTAATGGTTTGAAGTATGTTCAATAAAGATGGTGAACATTCCATAACCAATGTTTCTAAGAAATTTGGTTTATTCTTAAACGCTAATAATAGTTTGTTGGCAACCAAACCCATTAACATTTTATTCTTTTCTAATGACTTTTCTTTATCTAATCTAAATAAATAAGAGATTACTTGGTCCACTGAAATATCGTTAACAGCATAGTTCGCCGAATCTACCGTTGAAATTAATAATATATCTGACGATGGGAATAATTCTTTTGGAGAAACTATTTGAGAGATTGTTTCAACATTTGAACGAGAACTTCTAAATGATGTTGATTTAGTATCTTCAGCTCCGGCTTGTCTATCGTGGTGGTCTGTATGAATTACAAACATTGGTTTTCCGTGAGCAAAATCAACCAAGACAGGCATCACGTCCCCTTTAGCGTCATTCTTCTTCACAGCAAACTCTTTGTCTCCATATTGAATAATGTGAGCGTCAACTACTTTAATACCATTGTTCTCAAGGTATTGTTTCATTGCAATAGCGGTAGTCACACCATCTAAATCTTGGTGAAAGTATATTTCAGCTTTAGGATATCTTTTAGCGAGAGCGTTAATATCTCTTAAACCACTTTCTTTTATAAGTTTTTTCATTAATCTAAACCAAACATATGTAATCCTTTATCAATAAAACTACCTTCGTCAGCAATACATTGTTTGAAAAGTTCAACATCTTTACTTGGCATTTTACTAGCTGTTGCAGGACCCCAAGTACCATCTGCAGGTGAAACACCAATTTTACTTTGATATTTAGTAATAGCCTCCATAGTTTTATCATCTATCTTACCATCAACCTCTAAAGGTTTATTAGAATCATCTTTAATCCCTTTTTTATTAAGAAAACGTTGTAACCCTTTTTTTTGTTCAGGAGTTTCCTGTTGCTCATTAACTAACCCGTATCTTGAACGAATATCGTTTTTCTCTTCTTCTGAAATTATAAATCTTTTTGCCATAGTATTTGTTTTAGTTATAAATATACTGAAAATAAAAAAGAGGTTATAACACCTCTTCTTTTAATTCTAATTTTGTTTGTTTTCGTTCATCAATTAACACTTGAACTCTTTTCCGAGCAATCTCTGTATAACCCGGAGACACCTCAATCCCAATCCATCGTCTATCTAATAACTCAGCAGCAAAGGCCGATGTTCCACTACCCATAAAAGGGTCAAGGACAATATCGTTCTTATATGACAATATTTTAATTGCTTTTGACGGGATGTCCATCGAGAATGTAGCTTTAGTTAATGACCTTGTGTCCGCAAAATATTCCCATCGACCAAACACCAAATTCATAAACTCTTTCTTGTCTTCGTCTTGATAAACCATCTTGTTCCTAACCTTACCTTCTTCAGTAGTTATTTCAGTTGGTGTTCCTAACCATTGGGAAATCCCTTTAGTTAACTTCTTACTACTTTTCTTATAAGCAATAATTACACATTCTTTTGGGTTATACACATAAGGTGCCGAAGCACTCATCCAAGAACCCCAAGCCGTTTGTCTAACTCTGTGTGGACTATTTTCAGTAAGGTCAACTAACCCACTAAACTTAAACCCAACTTCTTTCATCATCATCCAAAACTCAGCAACAAATAATATTCTACCACCTCTTTCTTGAACATTCAATTCATTTGGAACATTAACAGCGATTCTTCCATCATCTTTTAATACTCTCAACGCTTCTCTTAACCAATCCTTTGTCCACTCGTAATACTCATCCATTGGTAAATCATCCTTATGAACATCATACGAGATGTTTACGTTATATGGTGGTGATGTCACCAATAAATCAATTGACCCTTCAGGAAATGTTTTCATTACCTCAATACAATCACCATTTATAATCTTTCCTGTCTCTATCATCTTATTCTTTTAATTGGTATTCCCAACCATCTTCTTTTTTAATTGGTGTTATTTCTAAATCTAAAAACACTGCGTTCTGTTCACTAGCGTGTAACCCTAATATATTATAATCGTAAAACTCTTCAGCTTCACCCATAGTCATTAGGTCTCTTTCTTGTAAGATATTTAATATCCCTTGTTTTGAATATAACATCTTTCTTCCCGGAGAACCAAAGTCCTCCACAATCCCAACGATTGCACTTTCCAATCCATCTAATAGAACCGCACCTTCTGCGTATTCATCAATATCAACTGTTACTCTCAAGTCTCTCAATTTTACGATTCAAATACCACAACGCTTTTTTCATATCCTGAAGTTCTTTATCAGTATCTTTTTTACCTGCTCTAGCCACATATTTAACAACATTGAATATATAAGCGTCTTTATCTAAACCCCAAGCTTCACACACTTTAACAACCTCATATGGATTGTCCTGACCACCATAATGTTCCGGGTGGTTTACCATTTCTTTACTCATAATTTTACTATATAATATTTCCCTAATTTTACACTTTTTACATACCCATTTCTAACGGAGAATAACGGTTTTGTCGTAACATTAACACCAATACTATTATTAAATCTAATAGACCAACCTGATGGTGATTTACTATATAATATGGATTTGTTGAATAATTTAATCACCGTTTGACTGCAATTAGAACCACCTATATTATATGTTTGTTTAGATAGCCACATAGTATCCACCACTTAAAGTACTTTCTTTAATATATCCCTCAGATATCAAAATATCTAATTGTTTTTTTGTTTCATCCATATTTTTTCTAAGAATGTATTTGGAAACGTAACTGATATGGATTGGTTGTCGTAATTTATCCATCAAATTTTTAATTTGTTTTTTGTCCATTATGATAATAATTTTCTTGTTATTTTAACATTCTGATTAACATACGATAATATTTTTCTTTTAAAAATTGGTATTAAGGTTTGTTCTAACGGAAATATATCACTACAAAATACTTCAAAGATTGGATAATCTATTTCGTTATTTTTCTCGTATGTTTTTGAAAAAGTAGAGATAATTTCTGGTATTGTCAAATTATCTTGTTGTCCTTTAAAAATTAATTTTAAAGATGTTTTTGTTTGCCCTTTGGTCTTATATACCTTTCTTGTAGTATATTGCCACACATAAACATTATCAAGTGTTTTATATGTGAAAAACCCTGACTTACTACCTATATTGTTTTTGTTTTTTTTAATAACAACTTCTATTGAATCGTATACAATACTCCAAATAGATTTTGCATAATTAAAATAGTCGTGTAGTTGTGGTTGACTATTTTTTAATATTTTTTGATACTCAATAACTTCCTCATCATCTAATACCGGAATATCTTTCACCTTCAAGTCAGCCAACACTAGTTCATCATCATTAGAGGTTATTTTTCTATCAACGTATAAAATTTTGTTTTGAGTTAGTAAGGTTTGTATATTACCCAAATGTAGTGAAAGTTCAATAAACATTGGGTATACCTCCATTCTTTCAAGATATTTGTTCATCTTTTGGAAGTAATCTAATAATACGTATTGTTTCTGTTCAGCATCTAAAATGCCATCAAACAACCAATCGGTATCCATTATGAATTTATTCTTATTTTTCTGTTTCATTTCCATATTCTATTATTTAAAATATACGGAAAAAGTTTGGAAAAAGGAATAGTTTTAGTTAGTTCTCATAATATAATAGGTTACTCCGTTAACTTCTTCACTATCATATTGACCATCATAACTATTCATCATACCCCACCCATCGGAATCAACTAACCCTTGAGCTAAAGCGTCTTCATCTACATATTCCTTGAAGTCTAAACCATAGTTTTTAAGATAATCTAATGGGTCTCTTCTTACATCTCTAACTAAACTCTCAACCATATTATCAATCATATCTTCGGTTGGTTCGGTATCAACTTCAATATTATCTAATTCCTCTTGGAGTACTTCAATCTGATTATCTAAATCCTCTTCGTAGTCATAATAATTTTCATCATCCGAATCTAATTCAAGTTTTTGTTGTTCCAAATCTTCTATTTGAGATTCAAGTTGTTCTATTCTTTCTTCTTGTTCCGAAGTCAATTCATAATCATCATCATTAAAATAACTATCAGGGTTCTCTCTTACTTGATAATCATAATCTTCCTCAGCCATACTTACAATTGCATCAACATCTAAATAATCTTCAATAAATGATTCACTAAATCCATCAGCACCAACATCATCAATATAAGATACCGCATATTCTAATGCCGCCGCATCCATTTCTTCATCAGTTCCAACAGTATATTCTCTATCTTTAAATCCCGGAATTAAAACCTCAAATTGTTGTAAACCATAATGAGTATATCTTGATGCGTACATCATATAAACATCGGCATCATTTTCTTCTAATTCTTCAATTTCT